AAAAACGAGTAATTGATTTAACTAAAAAATTATTTAGGAATGATGTAGATGATTTACAATTGTATAATACTTTTGATAGTTATACAAAATCATGTATAAATTATCTTAAATTTTTAGATAAGACTGATATAATACAAGAGAAGTATAGTTATATTATAGATTATAGTAAGACTAGTGGTGAGTTAGATGATTATGATATATCAACAAATAATATGCTATTCGCAAAGGAAGAAGAAGTGAAAAAAATAAATTTAGATACATTTGTTATTAAGAAAAATAGTAAACCGAAGTCTAAAATACTACCAAAAAAGGAAGATGTGAATATTAAAACAAAAGAACATAAAACAAAAGGAATAAAAAAAAAGAAAAATATAAATAATATTTATGAAGAGAAAAACAAAAAGGAATAATGGATTATCTAATCAAAATAAAACAAAAAAGAATCAGAGAGGAGGATATAAAAAAGTAAACTGTAGTCCAAATCCTGATAAAAAAGAGTTTACATGTTATAGTGATAATGCCTTATTTAAAATGAAAAAATTATGGAATGCTCGTCATCCTCGCAATAAAATAACAACCAACAATTCCAAAGATATTTGGCATGAATTAAGAGAAAATATGTCCAGTAGTTGTGATAGAGAGTCGTGTTGGTTGAGAAGTAAATTTATGGATGGAAAACTAGATAGTGAATTATTAAATTATACATTTGCACCGAAATCTCCCAAGATTTGGAAAACAAATGAATGGTTAAGTAGTTTAGATTTAGAAGCAGTAATGAAACAATATGAAAAATATTACAAATGTTTCGAATTTTTAGGTCCATCGCCTATTGATTTTGATCACCATAAATTATATGGTGAATGTGTGTGGGAGGAATTGTGTAAATTAAACATTAGTGATATGATAAAAAGACATAAAAATAAAATAGGGATAATTTTGAATACAGATCCACACTATAAAGATGGAGAGCATTGGATCTCTCTATTTATTAATATAAAAAAGAAATATATAATTTATTTTGATAGTAATGGCAATCCTCCACCCAAAGAAGTTAAAGAATTAATAACAAAAATTACGAAGCAAGGTAAACAAATAGGTATTGATTTCGATGTATTAATAAATACATTAGAACATCAAAAAACAGAATCAGAATGTGGAATGTATTCTCTATATTTTATTATTCAAATGCTTAAAGATAAGAATAAAGATTATTTTTTAAAAAATAAAATTCATGACGAGGAGGTATTTAATTTAAGAAAGAAATACTTTAATGGAAATTAAATATAAATATAAAAATAGATATATTATTAGTATTATGGAATTTAATAGTAATAATAATAAAGGATTAATTTGGGGTTTACTCCAAGAAAGTAATATTTTTCAAGGTATTGATGATAAACAGTTTCCTAAAATTCAAGCAATTTTAGAAGAGACTATTAATAATATAGAAGCAACACAATCAACTAATGATTTAATGACAAAAAATAAAATGGCGATGGAAGAATTAATTTTTAAAATTAATACAGAAAAAAATAAAAAAGTAAAATCAAGTAAAGTTCAAATGATATATACATCAGACGATCTATCAAAACAACGAGAAGATAATTTTAATAGTAAATTGAAACAACAACAGGATAATCTGAATACATATATTAATCCCCAAGTTCCAGAAGAGCCTAAATTTAAAGATGATGGAGATAAACCAATTGGAGGTGATATGGATAGACTTATTGCTGAAAGAATGGCAAGTAGAGAGAGAGAATTAGATATACCACAAATATCAAAAGAAGCGGAAGAATGGATAAATAATTCAAACGAAGTTAAACCCTTACCAGAGATACCAATTGATTCGGATAAAAAAGTGACATTTGATTTAGAACCAGAACCAGAACAAGAAAATAATTCTATGTTAGAATCATCATATAATAATATGAATTTATCAGAAAATGATAATTCTAATATAAAATCAGAGGTTAATGATATTTTTAGCAAATTAAAGAGAAAAACACTTCCTATTCGTCTTGATAATGACGATGATACCGAGAGAAAATGGAATATTGAAGAATTAATAAATAAAAAAGAATTTGAAATATTGCTAGAAAACCAAGAAAAGATAATAGAATTTTGTAAATCAATAATAGAAAAATTGAATTAAATATAAAATAAAATATTATATAGTAATACAGACAATGAGTAGAAAAAACAGCAAAGAATTAATTATTAATAAAAGACGAACGATGAGTTCCGAAAGTATTGATAGTATAGAATCTAGAAGTATGAGTATTGGAAGTATAGAGTCTATAACATTATTAGTAGAAAAAGAAGAAATAAAAAGTATACCTAAAAAAGGGGTGATAATTAAAGATAATAATAAGAAAAGAAGAAAGAGAGATGCTGAATTAGAATATATAGAAGCATCGCCTAATATCTCGTATTTTAAGCAAATAGTTGCTAATAATGCTTGGATAAGTAAGAAATAATCATATTAAATTTTAATATATTAAATATGATTATGAAAAGTAAGAACAATATTTGTTAACGGAACAACTATAATATGCGATTAATTCATTTATTTTATCGTATATTTGTTTATCTTTATATTCCATTAAATATTTATTTACTCTTTAAGCACCAATTGGAATAAACTTATATTTTCCATCAGTTTTTTTAACTAATTTACCAACACGAATAAGATCACCCTCGTCACCGAATTCTACAGCTTGATTATAACTATCTAAATCGTAAACTTCATTTGTTTTAGGATTTCTAGCAAATTTCTTTTTAATGCCATTAATAGGTAATGTGACTTCATCACCTTTCCATGTAACCTTAGGTCTATTTAATTTATCAACAGTATCCTTTTCCTCGTTTGAAATAGAAGGTTTGTAAGAAAATGAACTGGGAGATGATTTTCCAAATGAGAAACATTTAACAGCATCTTTAGTTCCTGGTTTATTATAGATAACACAATCCATAGAAGCTTCTTTAACTGAATTTAATAATTGTGTGCTAATTCTCTCTTTAATAACTGATATTTCATATAAAGCTTCATCACTAGTAACAGGTATATCCGCATTAAATTTACTACCATCATTTAATTTAAGTTCAATAGCACCATCACCTGATAATTGGTCTTCTGTGAAAGTCATTAAGTATAAAAATACATTAACAGTTCTTAGTTCAGGAGGTAAATCTTGGTGACTACAAATTCTTCGAGCTCTACCAATAACTTGTTCTGTTCTAACAGGATGCCAATATGGTTCTATTAAATGAACATATCTAGTATTTTTTAAATCAATACCCTCGGCTCCTGACGCAGTAATCATTAATACCTTGATTATCTCTCCGTAAAAATTATTTGTAGATATTCTAGATAACTCGCTAGTTAAATAATCTGGAACATTCCCCCATTTACTATTATAAATATTTCTAATTAATTCTTTTTCTTCATCCGATTCAGTTCCAGTATATAAGGCATATGTTGGAAGACCTCTTTTATTTTCGGGAATAGCTAATTGCCAAATACCGGCTTCATTTTTTTTAATCTTAAATTGTGTAAAGCCATTAGCATCTAAAATTAATTTTAATACCCCAATACCTTCAATGGTTCTGAATTGAGTATAGATTAAATGGAGCCCACGGAATTCAGGATCTTTTAAATTTTCCAATACATTTAAAAATTTTGGACTGTAAGTTTCAAGTCCTTTAGGAGATAAATATCTACTAGCATTTTCTTCTAGGTATTTCATTTCAGTTTGAATTCTTTCAGCATAATCATCACTCCTTTCATTTTTTGCTTCACTTTCAAGAATGTCAGCATCATCTAATTCAAATAATCCATCTGGATTATCGATTTTCTCTCTAACAGAAATAGCATCTAATATATCTTCATCAGCTGTTCCTTTTAATACACCTGTAATATCTTGTCCATTTTTTGGCATAGGTCTTCGATTTTCAGGGAACACAAAATTACAAAATGCTCGTGAAAAAATTCTATAAGAAGAAACAGCATCAGTATAAACATCTTCACCAGTTTGTTTCTTTTTCTTCTTAGCAGCAGATTTAGCGATTTTTCTCTCTTGAATACGAGCTTGTTCATATACTCCGAATTGGAAGTTACTCATAGGAATTTTGATGACCTTAAAATCTTTATCTTTATCATAACTAGGCATTAATTGTTCCTGAGCGCTTCTAAAATAAGATGATAATCCAAGAATTCTTTTTTTTAAAAGGTTAGCATTCTTAATATTTCCTGTGCTAGGATCAATAAATCTAGTTTGGAATGAATCTAAACTATCATCTAATGCTCTGTATGTTTCAACTTGTATATTTGAAGAAACGACTTCAATATTATTTTCATTTAATATGTATGTTAATAGACCAATAAATTTTGAATCGTCAACATCACCTCTATTATTAATCTTAAAATTAGTAACTCCTTTATAGATACCTTCTTTATTAATATTAATAAAACCGAAAGGATTTTTGGTTACTGTTAATAGTCCTGTTCTAGGTTTGTAATCAAGATAATCCAAAATATCAAATTTTTCAAATATTTTAACTAATGCTTCTTTATTTAGTGTGCGACCTGCGACTTTCATTTTAATTGGAATAGTCCATGTTTTAATATAACCTCGTAAAATATTAAACAATATAGCAATTTCATTAGGATAATTAATCATAGGTGTTCCTGTTAATAATACAATTCTACAGTTTTCCGCAGAAAGTAAATATTCATATAATCTCATAGAGAGAGATTCGGGTCTTTTTAATTTATTAACAATTCTACTTACAAAGTTATGTGCTTCATCAATAATAATAACTTTATTATCAAATGGATTTATTGAGTAATCTTGTGTTAAATCTCTCAAATGATTTTCACGAAGACCATTATAACTAATAAATTTATACTTATGAACAATCATTTCATTTATTTGTAAATCTAATAATTTTTTCTGATCAGGTGATAATTCATCATAATTTGATGTTTTAGTTACATTAACCAACCAAGCTCCCCCATTTTTTCTAATGAAATCTGGTCTAATATTTAATACAGAAGAAAG